CTCTTTATGGAACGCCTCAATTGCTTTGATCTTATTGGGACTGGCATTTTCCCGATAGCTGGATTATCACTGCTTGGCCTTTCTCCTATACCGGGGCCGGAAACATTCCTGACAGTCTCAGTTAAAACTAGGTCGCTTGACTCTCTGGCAACTCTCAATATCTCAGGTCTTACTTCACGAATCATTCTGTTCATCTTTCGTGACCATCCCTTAGATGACATTCCCACCTTGTTACTCATGTCTCACCAATAAAGCTTGTTCCGCTACATTGTAAATTGGGTCTACTTTTCTTACCTTGTAAACCTTACTGTCATATCTTATTTCGGATTGATGCTCAACAACATTTAGCAAACTGTAAAACACTGGCAATTGTGTTGATTCAGATTGAGCAATATTAATTGTTCCGATTAAGTAAAGTGTTTCCTCTTTGATGTTGCCTATTGCAGTCCTGTACTCTTCTGGTAAATCCCTCTCCTGTAATGCTGTGGCTGCGTTACTTGTCGGTATTAATCTTGCTTTCAAATTAGTATCAGTCGTAACTCTGCCAGCAACCAGAATTCCAGTACCGCCACAATCCGCAACTGCTGCACCTGGATTCCCCGTCCTATGCCAATCTTTAGAATAACCCGTTCCATGCCAAGCCCAACACGGGCAAACCGTACCTGAATACGTGCGCAATACAAACGCATCTGCTTCCCTGTAAAGGTCTAATAAATATCTGGTCTGCTCACTCATTAAACAAGTCCATGTATATGAAATAATGGATCACCGTCATTGACTACATCGTCAACGCTTGCATTGCCTACATAAAAAGTAAATTGAGAATATCCTGCACTGTCAAGTAAATCATCCATCTCTTTTTGTAACCTGTTAAGTAGGTCTTGTTTAAGAGCAGCCGGAATATACTTTGGATCAATAACTGATGTCTTGGTTAATTGAACAGGAGCAGAACTTACAACCGCCAAGCAAGTATGTGCAATCTTTGCAGCTTTAACTAGTGCGGTCTGGTCAGCGTCAAGTGTTGTAGTGGATGCGATAAGCTTATTAAATACTGCATCGGTTGCCGGAATAAAAGAAGCTGAAGCAAGTTGCAAATCAGTTACATCCAAAGATGTCAAAGTGCTTAACCTGTATCGTATCTCTGCTGCTGTGATTGTAGGTAATGCCATTTTCTATTTCCTAATTTTGTAACGTTTCATTATTTCGATTGCGTCTTCATCTGTCTTTGCTTTGTTCAATGCACTTATAATCTCACTTGCATTTTTTAACTGCTCTTTAGAAACCTGTAGTCCAAGATATGTTTCAAGGATAAAATTATTAACGTCTACGCCCTCGAGTAAAGTTTTGAGCAAAAGCTTTTTATAGATTTGACCCTCTTCACCTAACTGCTTTACTTGCTTTTCAAGGCTAACACATTTCGCTTTAACCTGTTCAAGTGTCTCAGTGACAACTATATCTGAATTTACTTTGCTTTGTGAATATAAAGGAAGTGTTAGTGCGAGTACTAAAAGTATGGTTGTTAAAGTTTTCATTGTAACCCCTTTTGTGTTTTCTGTTTCTCTCTTCTAATCTGAATTTATTGGTACAATTCCCGTCCTGTGTTAAACTTAAAGTCAGTGCCGTACCCGTTGTATCCCTTTACAGGCGACCTGCTTAGAGGTCGCCTGTAAAGCTGTTACTTAATCTGCGTTAGTAGCAGTTACTTTATACCAATCAGATTCTGATCCAGCATTAGCAACCTGAATATAGATATAACCGTTAGTGTGATTTAAATAGATAGAACCTATTGCATCATAAGCACCAACCTCTGCATAAACAGCATCGCCATTAGCGGCAGTACCTGTGAAAATCTTAGCACCACTTGACGTTAGAATGTTGGCCTGTATCGTTCCTACATTTGTACTAATCTCAAGACCATTTGGAAGTACTGCGGAATCAGTTGCCTGAATCCGTATCCCCGAAGTCGTGTTGTTTGCACCAACCTGAACAGCCATTCCATAATCAGTGTAACCACCAATCTTTTCATAGATTCCATAAGTTGCCGAGGTAAGATTTTTTGCTATCGGCTGAGTGTTTACAAACAGCCCAGCAACGATTCCACCGGTTACATCGGTCACGCCAGCGTCTACGGTGACAGTTGACTTTAATCCAACCAAGCCATCATGTAATGTGAGTGTGTGTGCACCTGAGGCGTTAGCGTTAAACATCCCGCCATAAAACTGGTTTACTTCAGCATCTGCGGCCATAGCCATGTAAGAACCGCCACGAGTAGCGTATACATGATCAATGTTACCAATGCAATCAACATAAGAACCTACTCCAGTAATATTGCCACGACTGAGATAAGCACCGGCAGCGACTGCGCCTTGATCAAAATCCGTATCTACTGAATAATGATTAATGTCTAAACCGGCAGACGTTCCGTTAATATCAATTCCAGTTGCTACTGTGGTCAATGTCATTAACCCGTCAATAGTTGGGGATGTTAGCGTTTTATTGGTTAACGTTTCCGAACCTGTCAAAATCCACTGTACTGTTTCAAACCATGATGTTCTCACTGAAGGTCTTGGAGTCTGACCAAATGCAACACCAACAAGTAAGAGGCAAAGCAGAACTATTAATGTATTTCTAAACTTCATTATTCCTCCTTATCCTTTAGCAGTTGGTTCTTTCTCAACCTTCACTTTTGACTTTGGCGCATTCACAAACTGAATATGTTTGATTTCTGCATACCCTGCAAAGGTTGATGTATTCGGAACTTCTTTGGGTGTTTCAAGTTCATCCTTATTCCATGCTACGGCAAAAGCTTCAATGTTACCATCTTCATCTTCAACCATATAAGACGGATCAGTTAATTGCACCGGTCTGTCAAGCATAGGGGTTGCCCAAAGTGTTTCGATTTTCTGCTTTTTGTTTTTTCCAACTTTTTCCTGCATCTTCATTTCTCCTTTTCTTATGAACTCATATCCAGAACTGCAATTGCATCGTTATCGCCAATTGTGAATTCAAACATAGTTGAGATTGCTGTTCCTTCACCAACCTGTCTCACGATATTCTCTGCTTCGACAAGAGGCGCACCGGTTGAGACTTCTTCGATTGCATAACGTGTATCAAAACCGATACCATAGTTTGCAGTCAACGCTACTGATCTGTCCCATTCTAAAGCTTCGGGGAAAGCGTTAAATTTATCGTTACCGATTGAGGTTGTAGTTCCATCGTACAAGCGAGTAATCCAAGTAATCCAGTTGGTTTTTCTAACTGCGAATTTATCAAGTTTGTACGGTGTAGGAAGTTGTGCGGCCCATGCGATAGTATTTTTGAAACTGATTGCATCAGCACCATCACCACAGGTCAGGGTTGAACCAGGTGTGCTCCCTGTGTTACCGTCACCATTTCTTGCTCTGTAATACATAAGATCAGTTTTCCGTACGGCAATCTGTAATCCGATAAGATCCAAGAAACGACTCAACGCTTTAATGCTCATTTTGTTACGGTCGTATTTGGAAATCTTCAGATAACGTCCGTACATATTCAATCGAATGTTACGTTCGCTTGTTCTGATTTGTGTCTCGGGCAGATCTTCAAGCTTTACGATCTCTCGTAAATCAATATCTTTTTCAGGCTGGTCAAGATAAAGTTTAGAGAAACTGTCTGAATCAATTACTTCACGGTTAAATACAATCTGGTCAACCTGTGAGTTTTTCAATTCACCTGAATAAACCTGATCTGAAATAACTTCAGGAAATAACAATTCAGTGTTACCGTATGAAAAGAACTTGTCCACTTTATCAGTTAACCGAATGCCTGATTTCTGAAGAGCCTCTTCAAGTGCTGTCTGTGGTGCAATTAGACCGGCTGCTTTCATTCCTGCTTTCATTTTCATTACTTCAGATTTGTCCATTCCGATGTACGGTGAAGCTTCGGCACGTTTATCCTGTCTTGCCTCTTCGAGCATCATTGAAACGGTTACATCATTATCACGGGCTTCTTTGTAGATGTCAACTGTAAAGTTATCATCTATGAAGTCAACCCCTTTTAATCCTTTTTCTTTTACAATGTTAGCCATTGGGTTTTCTCCTTTAGATTAAAACGTCTACTTCTGTGTTAGTGGTGTCAACCGAAATTACAACACCAAAACCGCCCGTTGTCCCATCTTTTACATACTTGTAATCAGCACCATCAATAACAACCGTATCCTGTAACGCAAGAACTGTACTATATAGGAATGTCTGGACTGCTACCGGTGCATGTAAGTTACCGTTTTGATCTGTGTAATTGATCATTCTTACTGTCAATTCATAGCTACTACCGGCAGCGGCACTTGTTTCTCTGTGCGCAATAATGATCCCATCGGGGGCTGCACCGTCTGCGGGGCTTGTCACTTCATAATTGTCGGCAAAGGTAAGGCCGACCATCAAGTTTTCAATCTCTGTATCTGCTGCAATCAGAACTTTGAGTTCCGCTAGAAAGGTAGCGTCAGGAATACAACCGGTTACTATCAGTCCACCTTTTGTTCCACCTCTTTGTAAAATGTCACCCATCTTTAACTCCTTAACCTAAACTTAATTTTGGGACATACTTCTTCTCAGCTTCACCATTACCGCCACTCTGGGGTGTACCCGGTTCGGCAGTTTCTAATTCCAGGGATTTCTCAATATCTTTTAGTTCGTCAATATCCCATAGCATTAATGATGCAGTACGTTTTTCGACTTTCTCCGGTGTGTCTTCTAAAGACTTATTCAGAATGTAACCGGCTACTACTTTTTTCACCAAGTCAAGCTTCAACTCTTCAGCTTCTTTGGCTGTTTTCTCAATAGATTCATGTGCGGCTTTAACCTGCTCTGGTTTCAAATCGCCAACAGAATCTTTAAGTGCATTAAAATCATCTTGCACTTTAACCGCTTCGTCTCTTTCAGTTGTCAATGTTTCGACCTGTTCTTTTAGGCTTGTATTTTCATCAACAATATCAGAAACTTTTGTTTCAATTGATTCAAGGACATGGGGCAGCTCAACCATCTCAGTAATTTCCTTTACAATACCAATTGATTTTAATTCAATTTTCATATTAACTCCTTTAGTACTTTCAATCGCCAAGGGTTCATCATCTTTATCTAAATGATCTCCCTCTATATCACCACCCTTATTTGAGTGGCTTTCATCGCCTATGGGCGTAGGCGTGTGTTCCTTTCTTGTTTGTGCTCCGTATTGAGATTCAACACCAACAAACGATCCCTCAGTTGCTTGCAAGCGTTCGGTTAAAACGTATTCCCAATACTTCAGATTACCTTTGTCATCCGCAACCATGTCATATGCTACTCCGATCATGCCAATGGATGAGTTTGTTAAACCTGTTCCTATGTCTGCAATCATTTCATCTTTGTGAACAGGGATGTAATAAGTTCCAACTAGCCAGAATAAGCCCTTGTCTATTTCCTCAATCTCTTCAAGCATTGATCTGTATTTGCTATGAGGGTTCGGGGCCATCTTTATCATTTCATCAACGGTGACTTTCTTTAGGGTTGTTTTATAGTACTTGCCAACACCGGGGAGAGACCAGTTATGACCTATCAACTTAGGACGGCCTACAAGTGTCTTTGAAAGTCTACTCAATACCTTTTTGGGGAATCTGTCCATATCTCTATCAATAACGTTAAAAGCCAGATAGTCGTTAAACGAAACGAACTGATCTGACTTTAATCCTTTAGTCGGAAGCATGGGTTCAATTAAATCCCAATCGCTTTCAGACATGACAGATTTTTCAACTATTGATTGAAAGGGTGATTTACGTATTGTGATATTATCAGGTGTACCGCCCTTGATCCAATTCAGGCAACTCTTCTCATCCTTAAACTCTGAATTCAAAAAGAACAGCTTTCCACCATCTGCCCGTACACTTGCGCTTTTAAATCTCAGACTTGACGGACATTCAAATACTATATTCTCACTTGTGGTTTTTAAAGACTTCATAGTTCCCGCCTATTTCTTATAATCATGTTTGACGGGAGTGTTAACCGGTTCCTTAATCTCTTTTGTTACTTTCTCTTCAACCATCTTGCTCTTGCCTCGACTTGCACGACAAACGCCACAACCGGCTAGTTTCTTAGCTTGTACGGTTCCATTCTTCGTTAGGCGGTTATAATCACTGACCATTACGTCAACTTTCGCACCGCATCTGCATTCTAATTTAGGCATGGGAAAACCCCTCTATGTTAATTCAGGTTTACACTGTAAACTCAAGTTTACACATTCGGGATTCAAATAAGGATAATTACTGACAATGTCAAGTGTTATTTTTTAAAAAGGAAAGTTTTTTATTTCTTGCAGTACTTCGGAGAATTCAACGTTTCTGAGGAAGGCTTTAAATTTAGATTGTTCTATTTTGGGGAACCATTGTTTTCCAGTGAAATTGTACGCTATGATATTTGCTTTACATGCAGCAGCTAAATGAACCAGACCGGAATCACGACCTACAAATAGTTGACAGTTTTCAAGGACTCCGGCTATCTGGTTCAATGAAAGCTCGTATCTAAAATCCAATACATTGTGCAAGGTATACAATTCATCATCTGATCTGTCATTACCAACAATAACAACGGGCATCTCGTTTACCAACTCCATTGCTATTGCCCGTGCTTCTTCTTTCGGCATGTTCTTTTTAATGTCAATCTTGCCGTCCCTTGTCTGCATTTGGTCAGGACGTTTATCAATGTTTCTTACGTGCATTACTGCATACTTGAAATCTTTATGGAATACATACTTTGGCTTAAACGGGTTCTCTGGATATATCCCATCTCTCGCATAGTTACATATTTCATTTATCATTCTGTATTTTATTGTTTTGGGATTGCTTTCTACTTCTTCTTTATTTCCAGAATCAAATTCGCTTATGAATATCTTGTCAGGGTTGAACTCTTTGATCCATTTTAATACATCATTTTCAGGTTTAAGGACAATAACGTTTTCTTGTGGGTTGTCCTTTATGTATTCATCAAATACAAGCTGAGTTAAAATC